CTTAATCTCTTCTCAGACGCCACTATCGATCGTCTTACGACGTCGGCTGGCACCTGGGAAGGCCTCAATAACTCCCTCAGCTTCGCGCTGGGGGAAGAAGCAGATTGGTGAAAACCAATTTGCCCCACTAATGGACGATGGCCTGCGTAATGCGGCCATCGCCGCTCGTGCCTACGACGGGGTCGTAGGTTCCAAGAACAACTTCTTTGATGTCCTCAGGGAAGTGGGTGCGAACAATAGGGACGGATTAATTCCGGAGGCGACGATCCCAATATGGGACTCGTTAACACTCTGGAGCAAATTATCCGTCAGGGATTATCGAGAGATACTTCCCGACCGAAAATTTCGTTCCCTTATGTCCTCGCAGCCTATTGGAAATAGACTGCTCATTGACATGCCATATGCATGGCGTGTCGCAATTGTCCGGCACGGAACGTACTGGGCAAGAAATCTCTGCCAAGAGAATTGGCGGAGGCTAAAATTCCTCCTCCGGGATAAAACCGGGGTCAAGAGACTAAAGGAAATCCTGTCGCATTGCGATGGGCTCCTAATGTCCTTGTTCCTCGCGTTCCCGGGGGGAGAATTCGACGATAAGGGAAATATCGTCACAACGTTCGCCTGGTCTTATGACAAGACGGACAAAATTATGAAGGTAGTTATTTCAAACTGCCTTCAAAACGAGACCGCCTTTATGAAGGCGATCAAGTCATACAAGAAGGTTGTTAGAAAAGCAGCCTTCTCGGGGCTCCCGATTCCACGGGCTCCTCGTAAAATGTCCTTCCTAAACTGGTTTAGGAGGAAATTAGAATGTCAGTCAACAGCTGGCATTCAATCGGTTTGTACTTTTACACAGACCAGGAACACCGGTTGTCCACCGTCCGATGCCGCCGAAGAGTCACTCCAAAAATGGATGGCTACGGTGACAAAGGTCGATTACGACCGGCCCTCACTCAATCCAGGAGACTGGGTTGACGAAATATTCGGGGATTTGTACCCTGAAGATGTAGAAAAGGCCTCGTGGCATATCCATGAGACCATCAATGTGAATTCCTGCCGTGAGGCGGGGATTCGAGACGGCGGAAAGGCAGGAGCCCTCCGCAACTTACTTTCGGTGTCGGAAACGACGCCGGAAATCGATTTACGGACCGGTTTAGATACCGGCGCAACTATTCCAAAAGCTGATGTAGGAGAGTTTATCTTCCACTACAGTCTGGATGTTGCCCGTCGGGAAGAGCCGATCATCCGAGAGGTTTCAGTAAATATAATACTGGAACCAGGGTTCAAGGCTCGGGTTATTACTAGCTCGAGCCTATATCATGCCTCAGCGTTACAACCGCTGAGCCACTTCTACCTTGAGTTGCTTAGACGACTCAAGCCGACCGCCGCCGGTGTAGGGGCGGCGCATCAGGGCTGGGAATTCGCCAAGCGTCTAGATCCTTGGGATCCGGACATGTCTTGGTTATTCACCGACCCTAATAAACCTGTTGCGAACTTACGCAGCGGGGATTGGGGTGGTCTTAGGTCCCTGTTACAGGGAACCGGGCCAACCCTTAATTACGGTCTATCGTTAGATATGGTCGCGTCCACAGATAATGTCAATCCGTGGCACGTTAAGACCATTCTAAGAGAGATGGGCCGTAAATTCAAGGTCCCAGTGTGGTACACTGAGACTTGTATAAGTCTCCTGACCGGGCCACGAAAGGCCTTTTATCAGGGGAAATACCTATGTGATATCACATATGGTGTGATGATGGGAGATCCTTGTTCAAAGGTAATACTCACCATCATCCAATGTGCCTGCTCGGCTATAATACACCAGCAGACACGAATGTACGCCTACCAAATAGTAGGCGACGATTATGTAGCGATCTCACGATCGATACAATCCCTCCTTAATTATATTAAATTACTTAAGGAGGCCGATATCGTCATCTCAGAAGACGATACCTTCATATCGCCTTACGCGGTATGGTATGCAGAGGAATGTGTAATAATCCCCTGCAATGGATTTGATACTATTTCTAGTATCAATAAAAGTCGGCTATGGGGCCGGCTTCCGTTTGTCGACTTCCCAAAGGTTCGGCTGCTGCTGGACGTGCAAAAGCACGTCCCCTGTACTGACTATGCATCTTCCCACCAAGGGAAAATAGGCATGCTTGGCAAAGCGATTCGCTGGATGAAACCAGGGCAACCGCAAGCCATCATGCACATGGCCAGTTTCTTTCAAGACGTAGAATTACGTCTTCTTACCTGGCGCGGATTCGTATACGCGCCTGATAGAATAACAGGGGTGGGAAAACCACCCCTGTTCTGGTCTGCAGATAGTTTTGTCCTCTGGGCTTTACTACATCGTCGAAACGGTGAGTATTACCCGAAGTACATGTACCTCCTGCAGATAATGAAAATGG